TTGTTAAATATGTATTAGCCATTAGTTAAATTGTCCTCCACCTGTTGCTCCAAATGAGCTTGTTAAACTAAAGTTTCTATCTGCTGTCTGATTTTCTTGGTCAGTAATTCTGATAGTAAAATTATAAGTTGTTGGTGTTGTACTTGAACCACCGAAATCACTTGTTGTTATCACACCTGTTGTTGAATTTAAAGTACAATTTGCTTGAGATGCGTTAGTTAATACTGAAGTTGTTTCAGAAAAAGCTATTGTTGTATCAGATGAACCTGCAATCGTTGCAACTGTACCTGAAAAATTACCAGCTATTGTGCCAAGAGAACCTGCTGCTGTGCTAAATGTAGGAGCAGTAGATGAAGTAATAATATTATTTGTACTTCTCCCTGCGTTACCATCAGGGTTTTCTACTCTTACATAATAATTACCTAATGCTAAAGTTACATTAACTGAAAGTGTTGTAGCATTAGTAAATGAAATAGTATTAGCAACTACTACTGAACCATCTGTTTTAATAAACTCTACTTGAGGTATTGATACAAAGTTTGTTCCTGTAATACTTATTGTTGTAGCTGTATCAGGTGCAATCGTTTGTGCAACATTAGCTACAGTTGGTTTTGTTTCTGCTGCATCTATCCAAGATAATTGATTTGTGCTTGAACCATTACTAGCTAAAACTTGATTTGCTGATCCAACAGAAGTTGGTAAAATTAAAGTATATGATTGACCAGCAGAGTGAGCTGGAGATTGTATTTTAACTCCATGAGAATTTTGACTACAGTTTAAAGTAATTTTTCCATCTGCTGAAGAACCGTCTCCTCTAGCAGTTAAACTGTTTGCTTCAACAGTAGCAGTAGTAAGTGTTTTACCTGCCATTGTTGTAGGTAGTCTTGCATCATTTAAAGTTCCTGAAGTAATATTAGAAGCTGCGATTGCTGCTACATCAAATGTTCCATAAGCTACAATATCAATAATATCACCAGCAACTGCACCTGTTGCTAAAACAACTGATGTGCCTGATGTTACAGTTACATCTGTTCCGTTTACTAACTTAGCTCCATTTTTATAAATATCAATAAATCCTGCATCATAAGCTAAAGTATTTCCATTATCATCTGTACCTGTAAATGTAGTTTGACTTCCTGAAGCTGTGTATTTAAATCTAGCTGAAGTTCCGTTTACTGTAGAACCTGCTGCTGCCCAACCACTTGATTTATAAACTTTTAATTCATTTGCAGTTGTGTCAAAATATAAATCTCCAACATCTAGTGAAGAAGATGGAGCTGAGCTTGCAACTCTGTATCTTTCGCCAAAACTATTAACACCAGTTATGTTTGCTGCTGTTGTATTAACATTAGAGATTGAACCAGCTACTGTATTTACATTAGCAATAGAACCACCAACATTTGTAATATTTGAATTATTAGAAGCTACTGTGTTAATGTTTGTATTATTACTAGCAACAGTTGTTACATTAGAACTAATACCAGCTACTGTAGATACATTAGAAGATATACCAGCTACTGTAGCAATATCTGTAGAATCTCCTGCAACTGTATTTATATTTGATGAGTTTGAATTAACATTTGAAATTGCAGTTGATATTCCAGCTACTGTTGTTACTTCAGTTGCTTTAGGAACTAACCTATGAAAATTGTATGTGTGTTGAGTTGTTGTTGATTCAACTAAAATACCATAACCAGCAGGTAAAGAAGAACCATTAGCAACTCCATTTAATGTAACTGTTGAATTACCAACTGTACCATTAGGTATAGTTACAACACCTGATCCACTTGCAGTATAAGAATTTGCAAGTGCTTCAACACTAACAATAGTTCCTACGCCATTATTAACATCAGGATTTACATTTGGAAAACTTGTTTCATTTGCTATCGGAACAAAGCCACCTACATCATCTACTAAATCTATAACTCTAGCTGATATAGCTGCTGTTGTTGCAATAAACGAATCACTATCTGACCATGTTTGTCCTGAACTAATTGTTTCAGAACTATCTACATTAAAAAATCTATTATTAGCTGCTGAAGTTGTAAATACTGTAACATCATCAGGTGTAGATCCTGATTGTTCAGAAGCTGTAACTAAAACTGCATCTGCTATTTTAGCAGCAGTAACTGCATCATCAGCAATTTTAGCTGTTGTAACATTTGAATCTAATATTTTTGCAGTTGTAACATTAGCATCTGCTATCTTAGCAGTTGTTACATTTGCATCTGTAATCTTAGCAGTAGTAACAGCGTTACTAGCTAACTTATCAGCAGTAACATTTGAATTAGTTATTTTTGCAGTAGTAACTGCGTTGTCAGCTAATTTAGCAGTAGAAACATTAGCGTCTGTAATCTTTGCAGTTGTTATAGCGTCATCTGCTATCTTTGTTGTTGTAACAGCATTAGCATTTATTTTAGCTTCTGTTACTGCATTTGCATTTAATTGAGATGCTTGAACTGCATTGTCTGCAATCTTATCATTATTAATTGCATCATTAGCAATCTTAGCTGTAGTAACCGAACCATCGGCTAATGTAGCTGTTTCAATTATACCTTCAGGAATAGAATTATTAGTTTTTGATAAAATACCAATATAGACATTATCAATAGTTTCATTGGATAATGAACCACTATCCCAAGTTATATTAACTGTTGTATTTGTAGAAAATGAAGAACTAGATATTGTACCGAAAATTGTACCTGGAGTTGTTGCTATCAATCTAATTCTTCTCCCTGCATGATAAACTGAAGTTACATCAGCACCTGCAATCGTAAATGATGTTGCACTTGCGTATGCTGCTGTGTATGCACCTGAACCATCTCCATATTCTACCCATTGAGCATCATTAAACCAATCTCTTGTATTTTTCATTAATGCTCTAATGGCATTATTTAAATTAGAAGGTAACATTCCCTCTGCAACTGAAATACCATTTAATGATGTATTGCTAGATTGTGTTGTTGAATAATCTTTAATATTAGTTGTCATTTAATTTCCCAAAAACCATGTAAATGCTTTATTGTTTTCTTTATTTTTTTCATTAATTAATGTGTTTATTGCTTCTTCAATTTGTCTTTGAAAAAACTCTTGAGTTTCAAAACTATATCTAACATTATCTATATCAGTTTTGTCCGTCATCTTAAACCTATTCTTGATGCTTTTAAATCTACTCCTTGTGCATGAGTCCAAGGTGTTCCGCTTGGTGTGATAACTTGTATTCTAAAATACCTTCCAGATTGTCTAACTGGATTATCACCACTTGCTACCATGCTTGAGGAAGTAGAAACTGTAGCATCATCAGATAATCTTTCTTTGCTTTTAATAGTTACAGTAGCTGTAGCGTCAACTATGGGTCTTACGTTGGTTATACTACTTCTATGTCCTGGAAACAACTCTAATTCTCTAGTTTCTATAGTTCCTTGATTTTCTGTTCCTGAAAATATCGCTGCTTTAAAATTGCTGTCTATAGCTCCAAGAAGTAATTGTCCTCCTGACCAAAAGTCAGTATCTAAGGCAATATTAATTTGATCTAGGTTTTCTGAAATAATATCCATAAGTTCCACAGTATAAGCTCCTACAAACTGTGAAAATATCGTACTAGCATTTGCATCTGCTGTTGACCATTTTTGTGTAGCATAATTATAGATTAATATTTTATCACAAATACCTGTTGTATTCGCTGTGTTAGAAGCTGAAGGATATAACCATAAAGCTAATTGATTAAATGGATCTACTGCAGCACATATTCTATCAGAAAATGCTTTGTTTAAATCTACATCAAAAAATCTGTTTATTTTTTCTGCACCAATAGCAACAACATTATCACCATTAATTTCAAAGAAACCATCATCAGCATAAAAGAATACTCTTCTGTTATCTTGACAAACTGTTCTTCCATAAACTGCACCTCTATTAGGAGATATAACCGATAATCTAAATATTGTTGCACCACCTACATAATCCATTCTAACAATTTGATTTTGTCTAAATACATAACCAATCTCACCTGATGTAATATGAACTATTTCTCCACCTGAACCTGGTAAGTCTTGTTGATCAGCTTGTTTTGTTCCTGATTGCCAAGTAGCAATATCATTAATACCTGACCATTGTATTCTATTTTGATTTGTAGGTTGATTACCTGTTATTAAAAAATCTCTAACTACACCTGAAACTCTAAATGTAGGCACAGTTCCAGAAGTTGCTATACCTGATAAAGGAGCAAAATTAGTTGATGTTCCCATTAAATAATATTGAGGTGCATCAACGCCATTACTTGCTATGATGTAATTACCAAATTGTGTAAATGTAAAATAATCTGTATTACCACCTGTTAACGATCCTTTTCTTGATGTAAATGTTCCTCCATCTAATTGATAGATGTCTGTGTTCTTAGCAACAAAGTTAAATACATTACCTGAATTATCTCTAAATGAACCAGCACCTCTGCTATCTGCAGCAATATTGTTTGTAGAATAATTTACTAATGAAGGAAATCTTTTATAAGAATTTTGTGCATAATAAACATTGTTTGCTGTAGTAGCACCAGGATTTAAATATTCAGGTTGATCCGGTAGCCATTCGCCAAAAGGTAATTGCATTTTTTTCCTATGTATTATTATTTGTTACTTTAGTTGTATCTTGAAAAGAACTAGCTACAGTTACATCTGATCTAATTTGTAATGGAGAACCACTAAATTGATCTTCTCTATCGTTTCTTTCTAATCTCTCAAGAGCTGTTGTGTACATACCTTGCCATTGTTGTAATCTTGCAGGTTCAACACCACCTAAAAAATTAGCAGCATGATATAGTGAACCATATAAATATATAGCAGGATGATTAGTTAAAATGTAATTTGTTGTATTTGAATCTGATAAAGGATCAAATGATTTGAAATAATTTAATGTTCCTGTGTATGTTGTATCAGGTGTAGGAGCAAATCTAAAATTATCTCCTATAATAGTATAAGCTACTGGCATACCACTTGTAGAAGAACCTTTAATCTGATCCATTTGTGGTGGTGTCATATATGTTAAAGCATATTTAGTTCCGCCACTTAAAATAAATAAATCTCTAACTTGTAAAAATCCTGAAGGTAGAGCAACTGTTTCTGCATTAATTGAAAATGAACTATCAGATTCAACCATTTTTCTAATTCTTAATTTAGAGTTAAAATCTTTTTCAGTTAAAACAATAAAATCTCCTGTAATCTCAGTTGTTAAATCAGATCGGTTTAACCAATTAGCTACTGATGATTGTAATTCTGAATAATTTGATAATGCCATTAAATTCTTCCTTCTGCTGTTCTAAAATACTTAAACTCATTACTGTTCAATTTGAGTTTTAATATTTTACTTTGAACTTCTTTTGGTAAAGCAAACCAATTACCATCACCATGTGGGTCATATTCTTTTGCCCAGACTTCTAAAGCTATTGTTGGAATAGAAGCTACTCTTTTCAAATCTCTTGATTTTGAATAACCATCTCCATCATTTAAAAGTCTTTTATTGTGTTTTAAATGTGGGTCTATATCTACTTCATGCTTTATAACAATCTTTTTTTCTTTTTCGTCAGTTGAAAAAGTTGTTTTTTTTAAGCCGTCTAACTGAATTTCTTTCATCCTTGACCTCTATTTTTTTTTCTACCTGGTATTCTTTTACTATAACTTTTAGCATGACGACCAGGTCTTTTTCTAGGTTTGGCTTTAACATAATTATTAACTCCAAATAAACCTTTTTTCTTAGCCACTATGCACTCATTTCGGTTACATATACATTTGTAGATGAACCATGAAATACTGCAATTTTTTCGCCAGGTGAAACTTTAAATATTTCTATTTCACCAGATGGTAAGAAAGCTGATGTTGCACTTGCTGTAGGTGAAGCACCTAAAACAAAATGACAGTTAGCATCTCCAACTACTCTTACGTATTCAGTTTGTGAACCGAAAGCAGCAGAAGCAGTTGATGAATTGTTTGTATTTAGTTTCTGTGTTGTTCCTGGTCTTAGAGCATAATTATAACTCATTTTTTCTCCTATTTAGTTTTTGGGGGAACTTCCGCTAGGTAGAACCCCCAATTTATATTTATCTTCTTATAACAAATGTCACAAGTAATTTTTTAGCACCAGTAGATCCACCATTGGTAATCATCTCTATTGTGCCATCTTCTTCTACTCTGTTAGCAGCAGTCGGTGAAGCAGTATCTACATCACCAGCAGCTGAACCTGAGTGTGCAACAGTTATTGCACCACCAGTTACAGCAGTACCACCTATTTCAAAAGTGATTGCTGCGTTACCGCCAGATATAGCACCTTGTAAAGCAGTTATAATTTTAACTATTTTACCGCCATCTGGTA